TATATTCTCCGGCAGCCGTACCCCGGTCGATGGTGTGAAATAAACCATCGAGAATTGAGTCGATCCGACTCACCACTTCGCTTCACGGCGAGCCTTTCCTGAGTATCTAAGGGCCAATCCAATGGATATACCGCCCTTAGCAGGATAGGTAGCAGAAGCCTAACCACCCGTGGAAGATCGCATCAATGCATCATCCACAAAATTGCCCGAACTGATTTCGGGTCCCTTCCAGTGCCACTAATGGCAGCCCGCGGAGCGGAAGACAATCTCCCTCTTCGCCTCCTTCACCCAAACCCCGACTTCCTCTGACGCACGACCTCCGGTCGAGCAAGAGTGATGGACATAAGACAACCGAAGTTTCATCGGATCGTACTTAGAAGAAAAGCCCTGACTCTTCAGCATTCGAAAACACTTCAGAGCAGAACCAGACCTCCGTTCCGCCACAAATCTTCTCCAGTAGCCCTCCCCACCAAAGGCTCTCACTCTTTCGAAGTAGTCTGACCAGACTCTCTTCACCACCTCTATCCGGGTCGTCCACTTCCGCTCTATCATCTCAGCGGCCAAGTAGATTTCCCAAGCGCGTCTCTCATCACCCGTCATCTGGCGACGGACCCTCCTCCAGCCTTCAGGTAGCCCTTGAAGATTGTGCTCCGATGGTGCCGCAGGCATTCGCTCTCTCGAGATGAAATTCTGCAGATACCACGACTCACGCTCTAAGAGCCCTGCCATTCCGAGGCTGCGCACGCTGCACCTCACTCCCAACCCTTTCGGCGACGGTTGAGTCAGGGATCTTCCCGTCCTTCTCAGTTCTCTCCTATGTGACTTTAGGAAAAGAGCAGAGACACGTACTCGAAGCGTCTTCCGTCTAAACGGTTCGACGAACTTTCCGTGACTCGCCCCCAAGCCACCAAGGGCCTCTGGCTTCCTTAACATCCCCAAACGCATCACCTCCATCATACTCAATCTCTCTGGCCCAGCCCAGAAATAAGTAGAGTTAATGGCAAAGTAATGCGAATGGACAAATGTTTTGCCCGCACTGAGCTTCATCCCAAACCGCTCAATCCCCCCCCTCCAACTATCATACTCCTCTACGGTGACCTGTGAGACAATATCGTCCCCGTTGATCCTCAAAGGAACCCACCTCTTGACGAAGTACTTGAAGACAACATAGTTATACAAGCACAGCAGCGGGAAACTTAACAAGTTACCCATAAGCTGCCCGCGCGCTTGTTCTACTACGCTGCCGTCCGAATACCGAATCGAAGAGCGAAGGGACTTTTGAGCCCAACGTCTTACAGTCACCGGAGTGTACCGACAATTAGAAAGGATGAGATCGAGAAGAAATTCTGATAGCTCAGTCGACAATCCATCTGTCGCGGCCTCATAGTCTCCAGAGACGAAGACTTGGCCAGCAGACGATCGGAAGTCAGAAAACTTCGAAATCTTGGCATCACCCCTCAACAACCAGTCAAACCTACTAAGGTGGTCGTAAAGCACGTTGTGCAACGGCTTCAGAACCTGGTGCTCCTTGTGGTTGATCGTGATTCCTCGGACTTTCCCCTCAGTAACCACCGCCTGGTAACTGACTTCACTCGTGAAAGGAAAATCCTCATCAAGACCTAACGCTGCTCTCCCATACTCCTCCCGCAGCATTCCACCGCTCATCACACCCCCTTTCGACCTCGGAAGACCGACACCGGCGGACATCGGAAGAGTTACGCTTTCAGCGGCTCTAAGATATCCCCTGTCCCATCCGGGACGAAACAATTCGTCGACGAGACCTACGACATGGTCGACAAATTTCTCATCCTCGAGCGGATTCGCACACTTCGACGCCATCAACTTCTTATGCGCGTCTTCCACCCCCAGAAGCATGCCAGGACAAGGGTCCGGCAACAACTTCTTCCCACTCGTCAAGCTGCTCGCAAGAGACAGCCGAGTCCTCATAGGAAGACCGATAACCAAAGGTAGCCACGGATGAGATCCAGCTCCGTTGAGCGCGTCTAACAACCCCGAGAAGAACTCCTTCGCTTCTCTAAACGCACCCCCCGAAGTTAGCTTGGAGAGAAAACGGTCCGGAACCGGTAAACGAGTACCATGTACTTCGTTTATCGCCGCCACGACCTTCTCCACAACTCCTCTGACCGCAGCTGCCTTGCAGCAGCAAGTATCCAACGCATGCGAATTACGGATACTACGCTTAGGACTAGCAGCGTTTTTAGCTAGAACTTTGCGTCTACACCCAGCGACGACTTTTGCTGGGCGGGCGGAGGGGACAACGTTAATGATGGGCTTCAATTGCTCCATCGACGTTCTCACTTCTCAGATCTT